CATATACGACGAGCTGATCAAAAGATCGACTCGTTTTTTGTTGGGCGATTCCAAAGAGAAGAGACTTCTTCCGGTGCTGTACATGATCGACGACATCGAGAAGTGGAACGACATCAACGAACTCCGCAAATCCATTCCGAATCTCGGTGTCTCGGTGAGTGTTGACTACATGCTGGAAGAGATCGCCGTGGCCGAAGGTTCTCTGAGCAAGAAGACCGAGTTCATAACTAAGTATTGCAACCTCAAGCAAAACTCTTCCCTGGCATGGCTGCCGGCGAAGGTGGTGGAGAACGCGGCGGCGGATCTGAACATCGAAGACTTCCGAGATTCCTATTGTGTCGGCGGAATCGACCTGTCGCAAACCACCGACTTGACTGCGTGTTGTGCGGTGATCGAGAAGAACGACCAGCTTTATTGTTTTACCAAGTTCTTCATGCCGGCAGAGAAGATCGACGAGGCCACGGCCAGAGACGGGATCCCATACCAGGCGTTCATAAGCAAGGGGATCGTTCAGCCGTCAGGGGAAAACTACGTGGACTATCACGATTGCTACGACTGGTTCAAAAATCTGGTTGAGCAATACCAAATACTCCCACTCCGCGTGGGTTACGATAGATACTCCGCACAGTACCTGGTACAGGACATGAGAGCTTACGGCTTTGTCATGGACGATGTTTACCAGGGAGAAAACCTATACTCAACGATCCAGGAATGCCAAGGCCTTCTGGAATCGGAGAAGTTACACTTTGACAACGACCTGTTGAAGATCCACCTGTTAGATTCGGCAATTAAGATGAGCGTAGAGAGAGGCCGTGGGAAGCTCGTGAAGGTGAGACCCATGGCGCACATAGACGGTGCGGCGGCTTTGCTGGATGCACTGGTGATGAGGATGAAATACCACAACGAGATCGGGGAACAACTTAAAAACAGAGGTGATTAAAAACGGGACTTTTCAGTAAGATCTTCGGAGCCAGACCGAAGGAACCGGAAGGTCGATACGAAGGCATTTTCAAAATGCTGAACGGATATGTGCCGCGTTTTACAAGCTGGCAGGGCGGGATCTATGAACAGGCGCTTGTGAGAGCTGCCATCAACGCGAGAGCCACGCATATTTCAAAACTTGATGTGAAAATATCCGGAACCGCGAAGCCGGCTCTCAGAAACAAACTCAAACACGGTCCCAACCAGTGGCAAACGTGGTCTCAGTTCCTGTACCGGCTATCGACTGTGTTGGACATCCACAACACGGCTTTCATCTGTCCGATCTGGGACGAGTACGGAGAGATCTCCGGAATCTTCACACCGCTGCCTTCGAAGTGTGAAGTCGTCCAGTATAACGGCGAGCCGTGGCTCCGGTACGAATTCGGATGGGGCGAGAGAGCTGCCATCGAAATGTCGTGGTGCGGCATCATGACGAAGATGCAGTACAAGAATGATTTCTTCGGAGAAGACAACAACGCGCTGATCCCAACCATGGAGCTTCTGAACATCACCGATCAGGGCATCGAGGAAGGCGTGAAGAGTGCAGCGACTTACAGATTTATGGCGACTCTTACGAACTTTTCAAAAGCCTCCGACCTCGCCGCAGAAAGAAAGAGATTCACCGAGGAGAACTTCTCCAGAGAAGCGCAGGGCGGCGGCATGCTTCTGTTCCCGAACACGTACAAGGACATTAAGCAGATCGACACAAAGCCGTGGGTCGTGGACGCGGACCAGCTGAAGATCATCCAGAAGAACGTGAACGATTACTTCGGTGTAAACGATGACATCCTGGAGAACAAGGCCTACGGCGATTCCTGGAGCGCGTTCTATGAAGGTGTTGTGGAGGCTTTTGCTATCCAGTATTCGCAGGTAATGACGAAGATGCTGTTCACGTTCAGAGAGCAGTCCGAAGGGAATGGCGTTACGGCCACCGCCAACAGGTTGCAGTACATGTCGAACGCGGATAAATTGCAGGTGAGCGCACAGATGCTCGACAGAGGAATTATGAGCATCAACGATGTACGCGAGATCTGGAACTTGCCTCCGGTAGAAGGCGGAGACGCACGAATTATTCGCGGCGAGTATTACGACGCAGGGGAGAAGATCGATGGGGAGTCATGAGTTTGGGAAGACGCAGGTCTGCGGATGGATCCGGAAGAACTTCACAAGAGGATGTTCCATTCTCGATGTCGGAGCGTGTGACGCGAACTGGCGGATCAGGCTCAGAGATTACGAGAACATGGACGCGGTGGAGATCTTCGAGTACAACTACGCGTACTGCCGTCCTTATTACAGGAACGCCTGGAACATGGACATCAAGGACTTCGAGTACGGGTACTACGATCTCATCATATTCGGCGATGTCATCGAGCACATGACGGTCGAGGACGCGCAGAAAGTTTTGAACTATGCGTGGGACCGGTGCAAGGATATGATCGTCGCCGTCCCGTTCCTTTACGTGCAAGACGAAATGTACGGGAACAAATACGAGAAACACATCCAGGACGACCTGACACCCGAACTCTTTGACGAGCGCTATCCAGGATTCGAGAAACTTTACGATACAGGAATGAACTACTGCTACTACCACAAAGGGAAATAACAAGATAACGAAGAAAACGGTGGAGCAACCGACTCTTCAACAACGGAGGAGAATTATGGGCTACACCGTCTACAAACACACAACGCCATCCGGAAAGGTTTACATCGGGATCACGGCAGGGCCGGTAGAAAAACGATGGAGGCGAGGCTATGGATACAGAGGGAATAAGCACTTCTGGAACGCCATACAAAAATACGGATGGGATGAAATAACTCACGAGATACTTGCAAAAGAGCTGACGGAAGAAATGGCATGCGAATTAGAAAGGCATTACATTTCTCTGTATCACTCAAACGAGCAGGAGTACGGCTACAACCACACTACTGGCGGAGAGTCAGGGTACACAGTAAGTGAAGAAACAAGGGAAAAGCTGTCCAAGCCGTTTTCAGAAGAGCGTAAGAGACACCTCAGAGAAAATCACGCAGATGTAAGCGGTGACAAAAATCCCAACTGGGGAAAGAAATGGACGGCAGAACAAATAGAAGTAAGGCAAAAACACAGAGTCTATACATACGGCTCTGGGAACCCGTCAGCACGGCCAATTCTTCAGCTCGACATGGAAGGACGCATTGTCAAAAGATGGGGGAGCATAATAGAAGCATCACGGTATTATTGCAGGACATCAATCAAAGACTGCCTGCGAGGGAAATACAAACAACACAAAGGTTACAAATGGAGATACGAAAATGGATAAAGAAATAAGATTCTTTGACTTTGAGGTAAGAGCCGAACGAGACGAAGAACACGGGAGCTACATTAGCGGAAGGGCAATCGTATTTGACCAAGCCACAGACCTCGGTTTCTGCGATGAGATAGTCGATAACGGCGCTCTTGATGAGACCGACATGAAAGATGTCAGACTGCTCATCAATCACAACACCGATATGGTACCTCTCGCAAGGAGCAGGAATAACAACGCAAACTCTACTATGCAGTTATCTGTGGTGCCGAACGGGGGACTCGACTTCCGCGCAAACCTCGACACCGAGAACAACGCAGACGCAAGAAGCCTTTACTCGGCAGTAGGACGGGGCGACATTACCGGTATGTCGTTTATGTTCTCTGTCGATAAAGATAGCTGGGATAATGTGGACAGCGATCACCCGACAAGGCATGTCCGTTCTATCCGGAAAATCCTTGAAGTGAGCGCATGTACATTCCCAGCGTATGCTCAAACCTCTATTCAGACTCGCGGTCTTTCCGATGCGCTGGATAGCGCTAAGGAATCACTGGAAAGTGAGAAAGCCAAGAGAAAGAAGATAGAAGAGGTTAGGGCAAAAAACGCCAATCTCTTGGAGGTGCTAAAATGCACGAAATGACCGTAGACGAACTCAGAGCAAAACTGGATGAGCTTGAGACTCGGAACAACAATCCGGAAGCCACCGCAGAAGAGCTCGCGTCCGTCACCGAAGAAATCAGAGCCATCACCGAAGAGCTGAACAACAGAAAGCTCGAAGAGGCGAAACGGGAAGAGACCCGTAAGATGGTCGCCTCTGTGAAGGCCGAACCCGAAAAAACTTTTGAAAGTGAGAAACCGAAAATGAGCATTGAAGAAATCCGCTCCTCGCATGAGTACAACGTTGCTTACGCTGAGTACATCAAGACCGAGGACGACAAGGAATGCCGTGCCGCTCTTCTGACCGAGAATGTCAGCGGACAGGTTCCGATTCCGAAGTATGTCGAAGACCGCATCCGCACCAACTGGGACAAGCTGGGCATCATGCGCCGCGTCCGTAAGACCTTCGTGAAGGGCATCCTCCGCGTGGGCTTTGAGAAGTCCGCCGAGGCCGCCGTCGTTCACACCGAAGGCCAGAACGCTCCGGACGACGAGACCCTCACCTTTGGTGTCGTGTCCCTGACTCCCGCTTCCATCAAGAAGTGGATCAAGATCTCGGACGAAGCCATGGACCTCAAGGGAGAGGCTTTCCTGGACTACATCTACGACGAGATCACCTACCAGATCGCGAAGAAGGCTCAGAACAACCTGATCGCCGCCATCGCCGCTCTGACCGCTTCTCCCACCTCGACCGCTGTCGGTGTTGGAATCGTTACCGGTTCCCCGTCCGTCGGTATCATTGCCGAAGCCATCGGCAAGCTGGGTGATGAGGCTGCTGATCCCATCATCGTTATGAACAAGGGCAGCTGGGCGAAGTTCAAGGCCGCTCAGTACGCCGGCCAGTTCAACGTGGATCCGTTCGAAGGGCTCACCGTTGAGTTCGACAACAGCCTGCCCGTTTACGCCACCACGATCACCGGCTCCACCTGGGCTATTGTTGGTGACTTCGGCTTCGGCGCTCAGGCCAACTTCCCGAACGGCCAGGAGATCAGCCTGAAGTTCGACGACCTGTCCCTGGCGGAAGCCGACCTCGTGAAAGTCGTCGGACGCGAGTATGTCGGCCTCGGCATCGTTGCCGACAAGGCCTTCACGAAGATCATCGGCTAATCATTTTAGGAGGAAGAGATGAAGACGCTGATTTGTATTCCGTGCATGGATATGGTCCACACCGCTTTCATGCAGAGCCTTTTGCAGATGAGGATGGTGGGTGAGGTGCGATTCGGCATCTCTTCCTCATCGCTGATTTATGACGCACGAAACAAGATCGCGGAGCAAGCCATAGAGGGTGACTATGATCGCTGTCTATGGCTTGACTCCGACATGATCTTCCCTGCCGA